GCCAAAAAAGGGGCAGAAAAATTAGTATGAATTCCAAGCTAAACATTCCTAAAAAACTTAAAGATGAGTCTCTTGAAACTAATAAAATCAAAGAAACGATAGCGGTTATTGATCCTGCTATCGCTCCCCATTCCCCTAAATTAATCATGTGACAACTCCTTGAATCAAAATAAAAAGCACATCAATTAAGATGCGCTCTCTTCATTGTTAATAATTTTTTCTGCTTCTCGATTCATCAGCGCCATATCTGTTTTCGTAATGGTTTCATTAGGAATATAGTCAGCACATTTTCTTTTCTCTAACATTCTATACCCACTATTATGTATTCCTAAGGTATTCAATTCCTTAACTGTTGAAAACAAATTCCAAACGGTTTGGTGGCTTCCTTTTCCGCTACTTCCATTATAAATAATATCATAATTTTCTTTCAAATACTCATCAGATTTTTTAAAAGCACTGTAGTATGCTCTTGAAACAGCAGTTCTTCTATAAGATTCTTTAGAATTATATTTATCATCTGATTCAATTTGTTTGGAAATAGATAAATATTCATTAAAGTCAAACATTTTATTCCCCCAAAGTTGCTACTACAGATTTCCCCATATATTTATAGTCAGATAATACATTATCGAGAGTATCCAAAACATCGTAATCTGAGGAAAACAATTCAGATGTTGTTTTGATAACAAAGAAATACAAGTTTAAATCTTCATCATATTTTATATTGATTTCAGCTTTTCTTTTTAAAACCGTATTTATCACATCAAAAATTTTGCCATCATTACTTGAAATTGTGTTAATCTCATTTTTTGTAGTAATTACAAGTTGATTATCATTTTTAGTTTTCGGAGTAGAACTTGCATCCACAACAACTGGAGATGCTAGAATTACCGATGCGCAAGCAAAAATCGCAGCAAAATTTATTAAGCTACCACTCCGATGTGTATTTGATGGTACTATATCAAGCATCCGTATCGTCTCCTTAATTTTTTTCCACTGGTTTGTTGACCTTGATATCAAAGATTTGCCTTCCAATCTCAGTTCCATTAAATTTAACAACAGCATAATGCTCTCCTGCTTCTTCAACCAAGACATTTCTGGCGTTTATATTAAAGTTTATATCGTTAACTTGAGGAGGCAAGTTTACCGATACTTCACCCGTAGAAAAAATTTGTTTTTCATTCTTGTTTAAAACTTCAATTTCTACTATTTTTATCTTTTCTGTATCCTCTATCTCAGACACCACAGCTGTTACAGAAAATGATAAAGCAGTAGGAATTAAAGGCGCATTAATAGAAAGAGCTGGATTAATTACTTTATTAATAACATTAGTGCCAAATTGCTGACTTTCTACATCTTCTGAAATTATTAATTGTACTCTATAAGACATTGATTTCTCCTAATTTTTACATTTATTTAATAAATTTATGTTTCACTTTTGCTAGTCAATTTAGTTTAACAATAGTAACAAAGCTTTGTCAACGGAAATATTAGCTAATTTTGTAAGCATATTTATAAGTATATTTGTAAGCATATCTGACATTTAATCAGTAGTAAAAGTGCCTCTATATAAGGAACAAACTGTTTTTTTACTATCTAAATTCGTATACAGTTTTACTAACAAATTAGCTAACAATATTAGCAACTATATCAACAACTATATGTACTTCCCCTCAAAAATGAGGGGCTATTTTTATCGTTTAGGAATATTCAAGTACCAGCGTTTATCATGAAAATCTTGTGCTCCGCCTTTAGTGTTCCCTTCTGGATCATTCGTTGCCCGCATCATGACATAAATTTTCTTATTAGGAAAATTACGCATATTGAAAGATACATGATAACCAACATTTCCAGAAGTATTATAAGCTTGGTTTACATCTGGTCTATAAATTCCATCAGCTTTTACTCGAGCTAATTCTTTCCCAGTATTGTAATCCATAATGAAAATATACTCGTATTTATAGTTAGCGATGTGCCATCCAGCGACGTGTAAGTTTGCGTTTTCGATTTCTCCGAACTGATCAATGTGGGCGTAATTTGTTCCATCTGTCAGCGTAGGATTTGCAGCACCAGCTCGTGTTGGATCAATGACAGGCTTGTTTTCAGAAGTTGTTGGATTTTCATCGGTAAATCCATGAGCTAAATCATATGCTAATTTTTCTTTACTTACGCCCATTTCAGAAAGATAACCGTAAGGATCTGTATGATCGCCCCAGATGTTTTGTGTTACCCATAAATGCGATTTGATTCCCGGTTGGTTATAAGGAGTGTCCAACGTTAATGGAATACCATATTTCATTGCTGAATCTCTAGCCAATTCAACGTATGCCTTGTAGTTTTTCTCAAACGTTGCTTTATCATGTGTGTGTTGTAACTCAATCTGCACAGGACTGTTGGCATTAGCATACGAACCAGCACCGTACTGTACATAACCAGGTTGACCGACTTGATAAACAATTCCGCCGTCTCCCACAATATAAGCAGTATAAGCGCTAGTCCATGAACGTTGCATATACTGCGCTTCATTGCGTCCTGTTGCTGTTTCATTAGCCGTTTCATGCAGTAAAATGTACTGATTATTTGCTATTTGTGAGCTACCTTCATTTGCGCCCAAATTAAATTCATTGTTGATAGTATAGGCAAACCCATTAATTGGCAATAAAAAAAGAGCCGTTAATAGGCTCATCGCAGTAATAGTAATTTTCTTTTTCATTTGTTTCCTCCTATTTTTTCAAATTATAAGCCGACACACCAGTGATAACACCTAAAAATGTTGCTACTGCATTGATAGTGAGTACTGTCATATCTGTTCCATTCCATCCATACGCTTTCCCTAACGTGGCTACTAACACAGAAGCAGCTGGTAATACTGTTAAAACTGCCCATTTAATGACTTGATAATACTTATCGGGTAAAATCATTTCTTCTCACCTCCTTTACAATTTAGTCAAGAAATAGCCAATGATCGTAATGCCTAAACCGATCATGTAACCCCACGACCATTTATTATTGGCTTTCATTTCTTTGATATCTTCCGCATTATTAAGCGCAATAGAATATGCCTGATCCGCTCTATCTTTTGCACTTTCCACTTTTTCGCGTAATAATTCGTAATTATCCAGTTTCGTTTCAATACGCACTAAGCGTTCTACCACGTCTTGTATTGCTTCGTCTTTCAACCAACTAGCCTCCTTTCATTGCAAAATAAAAAACACCCTCCTTTGAGCGTGTTGATAGCAAAATTATAAATATTGTATTAATCAGATAGTCTAGTCAAGACTAAAGTACGGCAAGATGTAAATTGTAAAATTCCATCTGCAACGCCGATTTCAGTACGCATATTTAGTACATCGTTTACTTCTAAATCAGTTACAATGTTTCCGCTAGCTGCAAATCTATTTTGCAAGGCGTCGACCCCATAAGATACTAAATTATCAACAGAAGTTCCATCTTTATATAAATCAGTATATAACCATGAAGCATATTTCCTGCCCAATTGCACACGTATTTGCGCACTAATTGAATACTTACCAGCTTTTAAGCATTTAACGTATCCGTTAGATTGACGTTCGAAATGTGTTTCTCCTACAGCTGTAGTAGTATACCCTGTTCCTACTCCATACTCCGCTACTTTCGTTTTGTTAGAGACTTCACCTTGTGCGCCATAAAATGCGGTAGTAGCTGTATCATTAATGCGTTCATCGATCTTATTGTCTAATTCATCTATAGCAGTCGCATTAGCATTCGCTTTTGTTTGAGCACCCTTAGCTGTGGTGTCTACTTCATTAATTGAAGCAGTCAACTGCGAATTAATCTCCGATACTTTCGCATCGGTATAATTGTTTGCTTTACCAGTAATTTCAGAAATTTTAATATCTGTGGCCAAATTATCTTCGACATATTCTGGTGCTAGATCCCAAACATAATCTTTTGGATTGTTTGAATCACGCATACCAGTACCACGATATTTATACTCACTAATATTCGGAGTTCGTGTGTTGCCTTTTTCGATCTTGAGCCAGTCGATTTGAACAGTACCATATGTTGCAGAATTAGGTTTTTGCCATAACGCTACTCTAAGTAAATTTGTCGTTTCACTAGTATTTCTGGCTGTAAAAGTGGCACTCCACACATTTGCCAATCCTTCCACAGGAAGTAAAGTTGCCTGATACTGCGACTGCGACTGCTGGTAATTTGCATCTCCGTAGTATAAGTGGAATTCTTTATTAGCTGGCTTAGTCCCTTTTAAAGATACCGTATAAGTTTCACCTATTATTAATTCTTCTGAAATATCAAAACCAGAAATAGGATTATTTGATGTTTTAATTGGGAACTTAACTGTAGGATTGACAATGTTCTCGTTAGGATACTCGCGGCACATGTTATAAGGTTCTGCCAATAAGTTAGGTTGGAACGGTGTGGCTGTTGAGCCTTCTTCGAGTTTAGCGTGTCTCAAACGTAGTTTGCCGGATAGGCTGTTATTAGCGTCTTTATTTTGTAGCATTATAAGCCAGCTTTCAGCGTTATCACTCGCAGCAGTAATTTTAACGGTGCCAGTTAGTTTTTGCCATACACCCTTAGTAGCAGTTAATGTATTACGCGTATATAGCTCTGATACCCAGTTAGGCATTTTAATATATCTTAGGCCTATCTTGCTAGGGTCTCCAGTGAAATCACCTTCTAACATAATTTCTACACTCACGGTATATGTTTTGCCTGTTAATAGGGCTGGTTGACTTTTCGGTTTTAATACCTCTAATTTATGGTTTGGATCAAGCGTAATCACTACCTCGTCACCATCATCTACAACAGATAAGGCACCACTACCTTGCGAGAAGCTATCAGCGTTTATATTAGCCATCAAATTCGGATTCCCCGAATAATCATAGCCCCCGAAATCAATGCTGTTACTGTACATCACTTGTAAGTTACCTAACTTAGAAATTTCTTCTTTCAGAGCATCTAACTTGTCTTGTAGCGTTTTAGCTTGACCAGTTAAATCAGTAATCTGTTGATTTAAGCTATCCACTCTACCTTTAGTTTCAGCCATAAAAGCATCAAAAGTTTCATTATACTTTCGAATCAACTCTTCTAATTGCGAAACATATTCATCGGCTTGACCTTGCGAAATGTCAGACACTCCTAGTGAGAAAAAAATGATATCTTGCGTTGTTAGAATTTGATTGTCTTTTCTATATTCTACGTAGCAGTGTTTATAATATCCTGCTTCACTCATAAATGTGCCATCAAGAGAAAACGTGACTTCTTCACTAGTTACGCTAGTTGCAACACTATCTACGTAACGGTTAGATGGTGTTGTTCCTTTTAAAGTAAATGTTCCGCCACTCGTATCCATCTGCAAGCCATTTAAATATGGTTTAACCGTCACCGTAATCCCTTTATCACCCTGACGAGCCATAATAGCTTTGGTGTAGTTTAATTCTTTGCTGAAATCTAAAGCCAAATTATATAAACTGCTAGCCATTTATATACCTCCTTGTCTTCGTTTTAAAAACGTTTTTGGTCAAGCACTGTGCTATCATATGCTGTATCCTCTTTTAATCTAATATCTTCATACCCTAGACGGTGTGCCACTAAATTCCATCTAACTAATACGTTTGGCTTACTAGTTTCAATGATGAAATGGTCAATATCTTCATGAGTAACAGCACACAAAACTAGTTCTGTAGGTGTCACATGTGTCATATACCGACTTAGATTTACTGTCTCAGCAAACATGGGGTCAATATCAACACGAACTTTACCATCGTCACCTGTAACGGCTTCCCCATAATCAGCGAAATAATATTCTGGAGTTTCATAAGCGTTCAATAGTCGTTGTCCATAATGTTCTGTTGGTACAGTTGAGTTTTTAGTACCTCTAACAGTAAAATCTTTATATACTTGTACCGTTGATTGTTCAAACCTAGCAAGTTTCCCATCTTCCCATGAACCAAAAAAACAACCTGGTAACGTTAGCATACCATCACTAGTAAATTTCATAGTCCTACCAGCTACCTTAAATTCCCATGAGTTACCCGCACTACCATTAATGCTTAAAGAACTACCGTCGCCAGAAGTTACATAACTAGCATTGCTATACCTGAAATTGGGCGCACCAAAAGATAGAAACGGTCTGTTATTACCATTATCCCACGTACTAAAAACCAAGTTACCCTGTGGATTTCTAATCATGAAACCACCACCAGTTTTCATGGTGTATGATACAATACCGGCATCAGCACTTACATAATCACGTGCTTCTAGCTCCATAATATCTTTGTTAACTTTTTTTGAGTACCAAGTCATTTTGCCATTAGCAATACTTGTTTTATAATCAGTGCCATCACTAATTAATGTAGTACCTCTAATAGTAATTCCTACTATTTCACCAGCCGTAATAAACGAGGCATTGAATCCGCCATCTAATGTCCATGCGGTTTCATATGTTCCATTAATGCCAGTTTTAGAAAAACCAATACCAGCATTGTTGATTTGTAAAACATTCCTTGCGGTATTCTTATCTGGTGTGTCCATAATCAAAATACGACTAGGCGCTTCTTTAGGATCTAATAAAACATAACCACCATTTTGACCAGTAATCATATCAGTTTGATGATCTACAATATCATTGATTAAATCACTGATTTCGCCACCATTTTTCAATTGATCAATGGCATCATTAATCAAATTGCTTACATTATTCTCTGTGTTTTCTAAGAAGTTTGTTTTGACGTTTCCTACAACTAATTTATCGTATGAATTGGTTAGAACATTAAACGTATATTCCACAATTCTCGCTGACATATTCACTTTTAACTGTGGATGATACACATCTACTCCGTCACCCATCGAAACTTTTTCTAGATCAACAAATTTTTCATAGCCTCTTTGATGCCTCAATGGTACTAATTCAATCGAACCACTCACTTGTGGTTTTTGTTTATCTATGTTTGTTTTCAACCAGTCTTTAGCAGCTTCCCTTAATGTGGCTACATCAGTCGCTTTGTCTTTAAAATCAACAAAAGAAACATATCCAGCAGGATAATCATCCACGTAATCCGTGAAAATAACTTCTTCTGGTAGAGTGATCTCGTCTTCTCCTTCTGAAGAGCTGCTAATGAATGGATAAACTCCAACTAAAACACTTTGAGCATCAATCTCTAAGTCAAGACCAGTTAAGTTTTTAGTATAAATCGCTTTGATTTTATGATCCGTACCTAGACTTTTTTCATGACGTAATGTGTTATTATCTTTTAGAAACTCACCATGAAATCGATCTAGAATAGATCCCTCTTTTCCACCAAAGAATTCTAAAAAATTCGCCTTTTCTATCTTCACATTAGCAAGCGTATCTACTAATGACGAGAAAGAAAACTGCGAAGGGATAGCTGGTTTCGCTAAAACTTTTGCGTTTTGCCATGCCTGAGTAGCAGTGATTTTTTCTGTTCCGCTGTCATATTTATTCAACACCGATTTTCTTATATCATTGAAAATAGGTTCAGCTTTTACTTCTATCGTATTGCCTATTACAGAAGTTTTTGCATAATAAATCCGTAGACGCTGTTTTGCTCGATTTTCATCTACATAACACTGAATAATACGTCCTTCTACAATCAAATCTGCATTAGTTCCGTTTATTGAATAAGTACCCTGAAATATCTCGGCTCCGTTTAGTTTATTGCTAACAGTAGCTGTTAACCAGTCTGACAAAGCGCCTAAACCTTGCGTATCATATAAATGTTCAGCTAAATTATTCGCGTCATTTTTATCGTAAATAGTTATTAAATTATCGATCATCTATTTCACCTACCTTAACCCATTACGATAAATTTGTATTTTGCTCAAACCAGTACAATTAAAATGATTAATATCCACTTGCAACGTTGGATATTGCATGGTCTTCATTTTGTTGGACCGATCTAAAATATCTCCGTCCGATTGCTCTTCGTAGCAAAGCATCAAATCACTATCAATGACTATGTCAGTTCCCACTACTAAGCCTTCAAAACTAAACACATAATCATTTAAGGTGAATTGGCATGAAGTAGCTGAAGGAGTGATGATAATCTTTGGAAAACTTTCTTCTAAACTATTATTCAGCAAGTTAAATGACTGTGGTTTATCTACGGTTATAGGTACATCTTCTTGAACTCTTGCGAATGGTTTCGCAGTGATATTTACATCGAACTCTCCCCATTCAACAATATCGTTTTCTGCATCCCCAATATCGATAGTCTGGATAACATAATAGACGTTGGGATCATCAGAGAATTCTAATTTCTTTGCATAGTTTAACCAATGACGCATGATATAAAACGATTGCTTGAATGCTTGATGGTCTTCCACATCTTCTAAATAGTTATAGTGCAATGTAAACGACATGTCTTCAAACGAGTAATCTTGTACTAAGCCACCTAGCCGTCCTAAAACAGAAGTTTCAACTCTCTGTCTTTTTGGAGAAGGTATGGTTGGTCTTTCCGCTAAAGCCAATTTATGCAAATAATCAGGAAATCCATCGATTATAGAATGTATACAATCAGTCATTTTTTCACATCCTTTTTAAAACTAAAAAAACAGGAGAAATACTCTCCTGTTTAACGCCATGCCGAAGCATTATCATTTTGAACTTTTGTAATGCTATCAATGATTTGTTGAGTTGTTTGCTTCATAGTAACCTCATCTGCGTTACCATCAATTGTGAAATTGAATTCGTAATTGTTCACAGGTTGAATCGTTTGTGCCCTAGATGAAACTGAGGTGCTACTCAAGATACGATCCCCAATTTCTTGCAGCACAGATCTTTTCAAAGGTAAAACTGCTTCAGGTCCTGCTTCGCCGACACCGTTCATTCCACCTAGTAAAGTTGGTTTAGTAAAGATACCTCCTTTAGCATGCCATTTTACACGCAAATGGGGGATTTGGCCTTTTAGCGGGTTAAAGCTGCCTTCCATGATAAATTCCGGTAACGGAATATGTGGTATCGAAATATTCAAATTATCAAAAATGCCACTGATTTTGTCTCTAATCCAATCAATTGGAGCGCTAACAGTCTTTTTGATACCTTCCCATATATTAGCTATCGTGCTTTTAACATTATTGAATATGTCGGAAACAATACCTGTTAGATTGGACCAACCGCTTGAAATTGCATTTTTTCCATCGTTTACTTTAGAGCTAATAGTGCTTGTAATTCCATTCCAAAGATTCAAAGCAGTGTTTTTGATACCGTTCCAAATTCCGCTGATCCACGAAGATATACTATTCCAAACACTTTGAATGGCACTTTTAGCTGCGTTTATAGCATTGCTTATACTACTAGTCACACTATTCCAGATATTTGATGCTGTAGAGCTGATTGAATTCCAAATTCCACCTAACCAACTAGATACAGTTGACCAAATATTTTGAATTACTGTAGCAGCTGCTTGTACCAAGCTAGTGATTGTATTCTTGATACTGTTCCAAATACTAGAAGCTGTTGCACTAATTGAATTCCAAATATTTGAAGCCGTAGTACTAATAGATGTCCATATACCATTCCACCATGCCACTACTGGATCAAATATAGTATGGAATGTAGTTACAATTCCATTCCAAGCGATGCTTATCCATTGTGTCATAGTATCCCAAGTATTTTTAAGGAAATCAGAAATAGGTGTCCAAACAGCTTGCCAAGCTGCGCCTAATAACTGTCCAGCTACATCAAAAATACCCACGATAATATTAATACCAGCTTGAATCAATGACGTTATTAATGTCCATGGTATTTGAACAATTCCTACAATGTCTGCCCAAATAATCGACCATACTTCTTTGACTCCGTTCCAAATATTTGAAACCCAATCAATGAATGTTTGCCAAGTCTCTTGGACTCCTTGCCAGATGTTGGAAGCTCCTTCAACTAATCCGCTCCATAACTCTCCAAACCAATCAGAAACGCCTTGCCAAATATCTTGAACCCAATCTACAAATCCAGACCAGGTTTCTTTAACCCCATCCCAAACTGATGAGGCACTTTCTTTTATACTTTCCCAGGTATCACCTAACCAATCGGTAAATTTTTTCCATAAATCACTAAACCAGTCAGTGATTGCGCCCCAGTTTTGAAACGCTGTAATTACAATCGCTATTACAGCTGCAACGCCCGCTATAATTCCTATTATTGGCAGCAAAACTGTAGAACCAAATGTGCCAACTATCGTAACAACTGCGGTTATAACAGGAGCTAATGTGCTTAATAATGCTAGAATTCCTCCAAGAGCTAAAATGAAATTTTTCATTGGCCCATCAAGTTTACTCCACCATTCGGCTAATCCTTGCAAAGCTTTCGCTCCTGCTTGCAACCCTTTGATAAACACAGGCAGTATATCTTCACCCAATGAGGCATAAAAATCTTCTAACGCTTGCTTTGCTCTTGTCATTTGGTTTTCTAAACCATCAGACTCCCTACTAGCCTGACCTGTAGCACCGGCTAATTTTTGCATATCTTCAGCATATTGAACTCGAACTGCTTGCTTGGTAGCCTCATCTAAATCAGACCATTTTTGCGTTTGTGGGCCTAATTCTTCATTTATTTTATCTTGCGCATCTTTAAGTTTTAAAGCAGCCTCTCTTGCTTCTAAAGATCCTTCACCATGTTTCTTAATAGCATCAGCATACTTAGATTGTGCTTTTTCAACAGCTAACAATGACTCTTCACTGGCTTTTTTTGCTCCTTCAGTCGCTGGTATCAAATTATGCTTAACAGCATAAGCTGCCATTTGAGTATCATTAGCAAATAAACCTATTTGCTCCCCACCTTCGTAGTTCCCTTTTATAAATGAATTAAGAGATTCACTAGCATCATCCATAGACTTATCGTAAAAAGCTGCTGCATCTGCTGCTAACTGAGTACTATCACCAGCTAACTCCATAGCTTCTTTGGTATCATATCCAAGTCCTTTAAACATTGACGTATATTGTGTAAAAACAGGCTTGATCGTATTTGGTAACATTCCAAATTCTTCAGCCATTCCCTCAACGGCGTCCTGTGCTTCCCCTTCTAAAGAGCCAAAGACTTGTTTAAATTGGGCCTGCATAGCTTGTGCTTTTCCAGCTGCTTCAATAGACTTACTACCTACATCAATAAGCTTATCTCCGATCACTGACAAGTGATCAGTAGCTTCCATTAAATTACCCATATCAAGTTTTTTGCCGATATCATCTACTGTGGAGGTATCAACGTTTTTAGCAGCATTACTTAATTCTTCGAATTCTCTTTCCGCATCATTAAGCTTAGTTTTCATTTCTAAAGCTTCGGTAGATGTTTCTCCAAATTCTTTTTGTGTGGCATCTAATTGTTTTTTTAGCACTTCGATTTTTTGTTCAGCAATATCACTCTGTTTGCCGACATATTCTTGTGCTTTTGCTAATTTTTCAGATTCTGTAGCAGACTGGCCAGCAGTTGCTTGCCATTTTTTATATTCGGATTCTACTAATGATGCGCTTGACTTTAGATGTTGTTGCTCATTATCTAAGTCTTTCATAGTTGACTCATACGTTTTAAATTCACCTTTAGATTGAGCCAATGCCTTACTCGTTTTATCTATATCATTAGATAACCTTTGCTGAGCTGTTTGTTGATTAATCAGTTCTCTTTCAAGTTTCTGAACTTCGGTGGAATTTTCTCCATAATATTTTTTGGCATTGGCTAAACGTTGACTAGTTACTTCAACTTTTTGACTTTGTAATTCATACTGCTTTTCTAAAGAAGATAATTTACTTCCTAACTTGTCTGATTCAGAACCAGTCTGTTGTAATTGAGCTTGTTCTAGTTTTAATTCTGCTCTATTTTTAGTTAATTCAGCACTGATTTCTTTTAACGTAGATTTCAATCCGTCATCGTTAGCTATGAAAGTTACTTCTGCTTCCGTTCTCTTTTTAGCCATTTTTTACCTCCTTTCCTTTAGTTTTTCTGGGATTGATTTATTGCATAGTTCTTCCATCCTTCATAAGCGCTCTTGTTGTAAGCCATTTGCAAAATGTCATCTAAACAGATATCGCTTAAAACCAAATCTGAAGGCATAGAAAAAACGTCGGTCAACATCGAATAGACATCGACCCACGTTTCAACTAAGAGCTTTGGCATTTTTACTTTTGAAGCTTTTTTTCCTTATTTGCTTTTTCGAATTCTTTTTGATAGGCATCACGTGCTTGTTTGAACATCATAGTACTGTATACAGCTACTGCAACCTCCATATCAAAATCCCATTTATCTATAAATTCATCGAATGAAATGTAATCGACCATGTTCGCTTGACGATAAGCTACATATACGGCTTTTGCACCTTGAATAACTGTAATATCCATAGAGCCTTTTCCCATCGACATTTTTGCAAACTCGTCTGTGTTAAAATCTCTATTGATCATCAATAATTTCTTGATATTCAGTTTAGGTTCTAAATTCAAAATTGTTCCATCGTTTAGTTCAATTTTTGAGTAATCTTCGTTCATTTCGCTACCTCCGTTTTTTTTACTGTGATTGAGTGGCCGTAGTTGTCACAACTGAAGTTTTTTTAATCACATCAGCAGATAGATTCGTCATCCATTGATCTGTTAAGTCTTCTTCAAGTTCTGCAACAATTGCTTCATGATAAAATTTACCAAATTCATCTTGCATAACTTTTGCTTCTAGTTCTAACGCAGCTACTTCATCCGCACCATTTTCAATAGAGAATGTTAATCCTGTATTCGAAGTGCATGCTAACATACCAACTAACTTTCTATTTTCTTCGAAGTCATCCACGATCTCTGCAGCAAGTGAGAAATCTTCGCTTACGGAATCAGGACCGTAAGAGTAAATGCCTGGTTTAATACGTCCATCTTGTTTCAACCCATTGAAACGTCGATAAACTTCCATCGGTACATGTGCAGTAATTGTTACCGTCATATTGATTGGTTTAGATTTTGATTTTACTTCTGCCGCTCCACATTTTTTAACCACCGTTTGCATTTCTGTTTCGCCATCTAATTGTCCGTTACAATTCGTTGCGATTGCATTTCCTGCGTTCTTAAAATTAAAAGCAATTCGTTTGATACTTATGTTATCGAACGTTGTTACTACAGTTTTTGTTTTAGCCATTGTTGTTCCCCCTATTTATTTAATTTATCGAATTGACGAATCAGAAGTTCTGTAATTGGATCAAGTGCAAGACCTAATCCTCTTCTCATAAATTCGTCCGGCTGATTTCTTTTAGAAGTACCTATCCCCAAATCAGGATATTTTAAATACTCAAATTTTCTTGTAGGTCTAATGATGAAACCCAAATTAATGTATTGAGTCTTAAGTGGACGACTATTTTTTGCGTGTTGGTGCCCTCTTCTTAAATCTGCTTCAGAAACAGGAATTTTTTCTGTAATCCTATCCACTGCAATAGCCGAACCTTTTGATTTCAATGCTTCGTTAATCAGTCGTTCGCTCTCGCTTGAATAGCGTTCCATCCGCACAAGAAGTTCATCATGTCCATTTATTTTTAGCTCCCAACTATTTTTAGCCATGACAATCACTCTTCAATAATCGTCTAAACGTAAATACCAATTGATCGATATAGCGATCTTGGTTCTCTAGTTTTAAATGATTGGGATCCATTCTCTGAAAACGAATCGAACGATTTTGAATCAATGAAATAATATCTAGTGAGTCTCCTGTTAAATCTTCTCTATTTTCTGAATAGAAAGTTAGATATAGATTTTGACCCACGCTATATTTTGGCTCAGTGATCATTTCTATTTCTCCTGTTTCGAGAATGAAGTAATTAAAATCATCAGGTAGCTCATCCTCGCCTACGGAGTCTTGAAAGAGTTTGAGGCCAAAATGCTCTTCTAAGGAAGTTTTGATAGCAGAAATTTGCTTATTTAAACGTTCTTTTTCTTTAGAATTATCAATCACCATATTCACCCACACTTTCAAGATAAAAATAGATATAAAAATTATCGTAATCGGCATAGATAACGTTGTAACGCATACTATCGATTACGATAAAATATTGATCTTTATTAAATTTCTTGGCGATTGGATGAAATGGAGTCTTTACTTTCTTAGTTAATTTCGATCCCATCGCATCCATAGCTGTTATATCACTATCTCTCATGGAAAGATTTCTAAATTTTAAAGAAGTGATTTCTGTATCTTCTACACCAATCTTTTTTCCTAGTTCATTTCTTTTGGTAGTTTGCGTCAAAATCTTTAACCAACCATCGTTGAATGTTTCTTCGAGTCTACGATTATTCGCCATTCACATCACCTGCAATATATTCTTGTAGCGCATAATGTTGAATGAAACCTAATAACTCACTAGCGAAATTTTGTTCAAACTCATCTAAAGCACGATTCCAGTCGTATCTACATCTTTCGATTAGCAATCCGTATTCTAAGCTTTCAGGAGAAAAAGAAAGTGTTGTACTCACTTTACTTTGAAGATAAACAGCATTTTTAGCTATCATCTTTTTAATTGACTCATCTTCTTCGTTCCAGGTAACGTAAATATTATCCTTCACAGCTATTAGCAATTCTTCAGTCACTTGTTCAGGCGTCATCTAACCACCGCCTTAATTGCTTTAACATATGCGTAAGAGCATTTTTTCTTGTTTACAAATGATAAATCTTCATCAAAAGGCGTAGAAGTCACGTATCTCCCTTTGAAAAATAAATCTTCATCGTTTGTTGTTACTCCAGCATTGTGTAAGATTTTTACTTCTTTAACTTTTTCTATTGGATCAGTAGCAAAACAAAAGTCTAATTCCTCGTGAACTTTAGGACCAATATTGAAATACATCATGTTCCAAAGCTGTGCCCACATCTCGGCTGTCCAGATTTGTATATTTGTTTTTTGCCCTCTAAGGTAGCGATATAGCCGATTAGAATCCAGATAAACCTTTTTCCAATAATTCGCTTTAGGACGGTTAATAACCCACTGTGCGCCTCCTGAATTAGTGTTTATAGTTTCCAAAGATTCTACTGTAACATTTACAATGTTTGCCATATCTTTTAGAATATTTTCTCCGTTTTCACAGCTTCTAATATAATCAAGACTTAGATAACTACAGCAGTCGCTACAATACCAAACATCATCTTTAGAAGGCAATTTGCGCAAATTAATTCTTTTATTGAAAATGACATCCGAATCGATATAGAAATATCGGTCGTCCTCACGCGAATGATCTTCTTCTAAATATTTCCACCATAAATATGGTTTAATCGAAGGAATATACTCTTTGTCGTCCCGCAGATCATCGTACACATGAACTTCAACACCATATTCCTTCTCAAAAAAAATAGGAATCTGATCATCGTGTCTGCTGAAAAGCAATACGATATCTTTGATTCCTAGTTTCTTCAGATTAGTTAAACAAACTTCAAGCTCCCATTTAAACCGATTGATTGCCGGCTGACAAAGAATATACTTCATTCTGATCACCTACGCTTGTGTTGTAGTTGTTGTGGTTGTTGGTTTTGTAGTTGTAGTAGTAGTTCCCAAAGCGCTAATATCTAATACAATGAAACTATCGTTACGTTTAGGTTGACCGTTTGCATATTGTTTAGCTAGATAAATGCGTTCGTCTTCAACAAAATGGTATTCATCTGAAGCTTCAATTTTTAGTGTAGATCCTACACCCATGAAGTAATCTGAGGCTACCCCAATAACTGCTTTTCCTTCTGGCACAGCCGTTGACTGCAAATCTGAAACTGGTACTGGCAATACTTGTACGTATTCTCCATTAGCAGTTAGTACAGTCTTAGCTGGGAATACTTTAGACCAGTAATCAGTTGGATTCACAATTAGGACCACATCAGAAGGATTCACATTACGATAAATCGGATCATTCACACCTTCGATATTGAATTTTGATAGTCGCGCCATCAAACCGCCCATAGTTACAGCATCTAAAGCTGTAATAGGTTCTGCTTTTTTTTCAGCATATTCTCCGCTAGTTTGTTTGCTCATGTCACGCATCATTCCGACTGGCATATCTTTACCAGTACCATCAACAATTGCTTGTTCTAATGCAATTCTCAATGATTCTACTAAAACAGTACGGACATAACGATCTAACCATACTGGACCTAAATCAAGCATTGCCTTACATACAGGAATATAACCTGATAGCTTGAACTGCTTCATGTTAATTACATCAAAGCCATTATCTAAAACTTTTTTAACAGCTTCGCAAAGTTTACCCCACCATGCTGGATTGACTCCACGTGACACAATCCATTCTGTTACACCAGTTGTGTTAACAAAAGTAATTTTTTGCAATAGTGGATGAGATTGTTCTAAATCTTCAAATACACGTTCAAATACAGTAGCTGGCACTAATTCTTCGACCCCTGCAAAACCTTCGTTTTTCACTACTTCGTTATAGAATTTTGTTTCTTGTGTAGTTAATACACGCTGACCACGGTTCATTAATACTAATTGATCTTGATTTTTTGCTGTTGCTTCTTCTAAAATTTTATCCTGAATTTCCTTAGATAAGCTTACCATAGCTGCGCTAAAAGATTCTTCGTTACCATCTTTAAAAGCTTTCATCAATTGGTCGCTTGCAGCTGTTACACCTTTTAAATTTTTAACTGTCATTATTTTACATCTCCTTGTCCAAATGTTTTATTTAATGCTGCTGTAAATGCAGCAATTTTTTCTGCTCTTTTTTCTTTAACGTCATTCAAAATTTCTTCAACGCTTTGTTCTTTTTTAGCTTCAGTACCTGAGCTATTTTCTGCATCGATAATTTCATCGACCAATCCATAACTCAAAGCTGTTTCTGCATCCATAAACGATTCTTTTTCAAGAAGTTCTTGCAATGCTTCATCTGTGCCATTGAATCGTGTTTTATATGAAGCCTTTACCGATTTATCAATTGATTCCAGTTGGTCAGCAATCGTACGGAAGTCATCGACATTTCCTTCTCCGTATGTGGAAGCGCGGTGAATCATCAATTGTGCATTGTTGTAGATTTTTATAGTATCGCCAGCCATTGCGATAATTGAAGCAGCACTAGCGGCTAAGCCGTTAATCACAACGTTAACTTTTGCTTTATTTGACTTAAGTAAGTTCCCAATAGCAATCCCTTGAAATACGTCTCCACCGTTTGAATTAATTACTACTTCAATTTCTTCTTGATCACCTAGACTATCCAAAATATTTTTGATTCCCTTGTCAGTATTCCCTTCAAAGAACCAACTAGAACCAATAAATCCCTGAATAAAAATTTGCGGTACTGCGCCTTCATTCTTTACTGCTAGAAATGTTTTCATTGTCGTCATTCGCCTCACCTCCTTTCGATACTTGTTGATTGTTTTTAGTTATAAATATTTCATCTGCCATCGCCTTATCAGAGCGATCATTTCCAACGCGTTCTCTTCCTTCGTTGATTGTAAATACTCCATTTCTAATGCCTACATCAATAGCGTCAACCAAATCTTTGAAGCTAGTAATCTTGATCATAGTTGTATCCACACGTACAAAATTCCCTGACAAGTATTCTTCTACTTCATAGAGACTAGCGTTAAACGCATCCTGAATAAGTTCAGCAATCGGTATGATTTCGAACATTAAAAAAGCGTCCACTTGATCCGATAACCCACTCATGTCTCCCTTTAGTAGGTTTTTCGGAACGTGAAACGCTGCTGCTGTCATCTCAAAGATGTCGTCTATTAAGTTTTTTATATCTCTTGAATTGCTTTGGAAGTTTCCGCTGAAATCTTCTAATGTGTACTCATTTTGTAATTGAAATACCGCACCTGCATTATCAGCTTCCATAAAAGCCTTAAATTGTGATGTCATCATTTTATTGATTTGATCTTGTGTTGTATTGTCTTGCGGTCGGAATAAATTCCCTTTCAGTACGTATCTACGAGCGTTAGAGCGCTTGTAAACATTCATGGCACTAGAAATGAGTTTCCCATACGCTTGATAATACGCATCGACTAGTTGCCTAATTTGTTGATCTGCGTATTTTATATAGATAACATCACTTTCTAGAAATTCTCTATCAAGGACTATGTTGTTAATTTGCACTTGAGAAAACACATCATCTTTCAATGCATATTCTGTGACATCCCAACTATCCGCAATAAATATTTCGCTAGAATTATTAGACGGAGAAACGATCAATACTTCATTGTAGAATATTAATCTCCTGATCAGTTTTTTTCTAAATTCTGTTGCATTATTTTTCTTATTAGGAGCTACATTCAGCCTATAGTAAAGATCATTCTTTTTATTTTTTCCATCTTCATATGACTTGAATTCCGCTTTACTCATCGCATTTGCAATCAAATCAATACAAGTTTCAATCGCAAATTTTCGATACACAAAATCAACTTGCAATTTACAAAAGTATTCTTCTAAAGGAACCGTTGCTTTTTTTGTGAAGTATCCTACCGCCTTTTGAAAAATCCCCACTTTCTCACCTCCTTTCAAGTTAGAATACTAGAGGAGTAAATCCAGTTCCTGTATTTTCTACTGAGCTATTTGTGACTGTTACAGGAGCAGAATCATAAATATCATCTAAAAAATTCAAACCATGAAGGAATGAAAAAAAGCCATCCGTTTTTCTAGTTTCAGGTTCTATTTTTTCATAGCGTATATTTCCATTAGAAATATGCTCTTCATATACATTCATGCAATACCAACGCATAATCGCATCGTCACCAAAAAATAAACGTTGATTAATAAAAAGGTCATCAACCAGATCTTTTAACATACCATGTGTAACAGATCCGCTTCGAACAATTTCCACAGTAAAACCTGCTTCTTCTAAAGCGGGCTTCAATATTTTTGCACGGTACATATCCATAGCGATTTTTTTAATATAATATTTATTACTCATTTCAAGAAACCAACCTACAATATAATCAGCTTCTATATTTTTTCCATGAACGATCTGTGATTTTCCTTGATCTATAGAAATATCTATAACCTCTCGTTTGATGTTTTGTAATCGAAGGGCTGATTCGTGGATAAAAGTATGTTGTGTAAAATAAACATCTTTATCATATTTTCCTAGCAACCCAACGCTGGCAAAATCTCGTCTATCAGCAAAATCGACTGTTCCTATCACTTCATCCATTTTTTCAGGAAATTCTTTTTCTTTCGTATGCAGAACATCATCATATGAAGCAACAGCAAATCGTGTATCTTCCATAGGTCTGTTCATTCGTTTGGTCATGAACGTAAGTCTTAAACCAGCATTACGTTGCATTTGAGAGTATTCTTGAAACATTTTCCGTTTTAAATCTGCATTGTAATTAATAGTTGGACAAGCTTTTTCCCACATGTCGGGATCATCAACTTCATTATCGTTATCCAAGCGACAAATAAATGGAAACAAACTAGAAAATTCTGCTCCATCCTTGTCAATTCCAAGTTCTCCAGAAAGAATCATTTTTGATTCTTCTATAATGTCATCAAGCGGACCACCACGAACATGACCATTAGTTGTATCATAAAATTCTCTATAATCTCGAATTTTACCACCACCAGAAGTAGCCACATTTATCATTGAATAATCTTCATTTTCGTGAATTTCATCAAAGCGGTTTGCACCTGGTCGCTTCCCATCTTTTGTTCTAGCATTTGCCGTGTTATAACGAAGTTTGCTGTTTGTAGCGATATTTTGAATAACTTCCTTCGTAGCTTTAAATACTTTTTTATCTAAATCAGGATGATCTTTAATTACTTTAAATACATCATCAAAACTAGTCTTTGCTTGGCTTTCATTATTGGCATAGATATCAATATCATAATTTTTAATACCGTGTTTAGCGGTTAGTAGAAAGAAGTTGTTCCAAGAAGCAAAACCAGTTTTACCATTACCACGTCCCATTAATGAAAGATATCTATTGAACACTAGTGTTTTATCTTTTTTCCATCGAACACCATAAATAAAACATTGTAGAAATTTTTCCCACGGAATTAATTCGAATGGAAAGTATTGTGCTGGTATATTGATTGAATCCTCTACCATCTGCTTATCGAAGTAAATATCTTCTCTAGTAAAGACTCTTTCTTCTAGATAATTTTTTAGCAATAATTGCTCTTTGCATACCTTGATAGTGCCTTCTTCTATAGCTTTGAACCAATTTTCAATATGCTTATAACTCAGGAATTGATTCATTTGCTTCACCTACCAATTCAGGAGTAATGGCAAGTTTATCCAACATCAATCCCATTTGTTTGTTGACAGAAACAAGCAACGCTACTGATTCATTCTTTTTACCATTCTCCAGTCTAATGCCGTTCTCGGATATATCTTCTTCCAGTGATATCGCCGTTTCCCATAAACTGATATAACGATCAACATTATCTAAGAATGGCTCAATATTTGTTTTCTGACTTTCCAATTGGCTTATTAAAGAGCGGCGTAATTTTTCTCTGTAGCGATTTTGAGACAATTCGTTTTTAAACATTTTAGCCCTCCTTTCATGATAAAGTTCGAAAAAATCTCTTTTCCTGACAGCCCCCTCCGTTTCATCACCCCCAAAAAATTTGCGATTTATTTTAAGGGGGGGTTATCTCACCATCTGAATGAAAGCTTCAGCGAAGTCAATGTAATAATTAATCTCTTCAATGCTATATCCAAAAATATTTTTTATTCTTTCAACGTTATTATCTTTATTCAACGCTTCTCTTACTTGATTCACTTTGTATTTACTGCAACAGTTATCTGATAACAGATCCCTAATACCTACATAGCGAACGTATATCAAACGTTTAATTAATCCTTGAGTATAAGATGAATACTCTTCAATCTTTTCTGTGTCATACTCTCTGCCATTGTCATTGATGATCATGCACTTACCACCTTTCACTTGCATCGAAGTTAGCAAAGCTTTCTATCTTCTTCTCTTGTTTATCTAATGCTGTAAGATATCTGCCATGAACTGCATTATGATGTTCAACACATAAACAAATAAGATTATCTAAATCTAAAGCTAAGTCAGGTCTATCCTTGACTTCCTTTATATGATGAACGTTCTCTACTCTATGATACTTACCTAGTCTTCTACACTCTTGGCATTCATAGTGATCTCGTTTCATCGCTTTCTCTCTAAGCCTGCGCCATTTAGGAGACTGATAGAACTTAACCAAACGATCTTCTCTTATCAACTGTAATAACCATCTATAGAATTCCTCGGTCATGTTCCGTCTCCTTTCGCAATCTTATTTAATGCTTAGCTATTCTTTTGCCATACAATGGAATAACTTCATTGTTTTCCTTTCGTTTATATGTATCGCTCTTTATTGGTCTTCTATACTTTCGTACTATCTCACCGTTACCGTTTTGCACAGTGATTACTTCATGCTTCTGTTCTAAGTATTGTGGTCTATACATTGTTGTTACCTCCTTTTTGCAAAATAAAAAGACCACTCAACGAGTGATCTAATATGTACTAGCAACCTACACACAGGCGGTTATCCTGTTCCTCCCTAGGGCTCGCACCACACGAGTTCATACCACCCTCGGTTGCTAATTGACGTGACAGGAGTCGAACCTGCACCTTCTGATTAAAAGTCAGACGTATCACCACAGATACTTCACGTCAAAGCGGCAAGGGTTCACCGCCACAACTTTACTGGCTTAGGGTCTAACCATAGCAAAGTCTAATTTGATGACTACCCTATAGAGCGACCGACTCTATTTCTAGGTGCATCTCCCTAATTATTTTACTTAAGTGGTCAACTTAATATGCCCTCGCAGTTATCCTACCGAATCATGCCTGATTCCCACTTCCGTTCCTTTTACCTTGGATATCCACTAAAGTCACTGGCAAGGAATCGAACCTTGCATGGTTGCCGAAGCATTGACCTAGCACACATGCTTAGCGTCTACCCTTTCCGCCACAGTGACACTATAAAATTATTCTTGGCTGCTACTATTTTTTATTTTGCCCATTTTTAAATCCAATCATATAGACATTAAGACAGAGCGCAAAAATTGAAATTATTAATGGAATCATTTCTCTTCACCCACCTTTAGTTATCGTGTGAATAATTAAAAAACAATAGACAGCAACAAAATAACATTGCTTTGATAATTTGGTATAAACCACTATAAATTTCTTTTCTTGCAATTATTTTTAATATATGCTAGATTATCAACCGATATAGTCACTGCCTGTACTAGCGGAAACTAGTGCAGG